ACGCCGGGGTGGCGTTGACCTTGAGGTACCGCTGCTTGCCCCGCAGGTCGACGTTCATGCGGACGATGTTCGCCGCACCCGTGACCGAGCTCGCCGGGATCGTGAACCCGCCCGTGCCGCCACCGACAAACTCGGTGATGTTGGCAAAGGTCGTGTTGTCGTCCGACTGGGACAGGAACAGGGCATTGGCCACAGCGTCGCCGGTCGCCGTCGAGGCCTCGAAGACAACGTCGATGCTGGCGTAGTCGTAGCCCAGCGTGTCGAGCGTGTGACTCGCGGTCGCGTCGGTCGCCGTGTCAGCGGTGCTGACCGAGGCGAGCGTCTTGGTCGATTCCAGATGGTTCATGCGTCAGGTTCTCCAGGGAGGCTCAGAATCAGTGACCGACCAGGGCGACGAGCGGGCCGGCCTCGGTGGCCGAGCCGAGCGAGTGCCAGACCATGTCAGCACGGGCGATGCCGAGGTACAGCGTCTGGTCGTACTCGACGTACCGCTCGGTGCTGATCTTCGTGGCGAAGGCCGACCGGATGCCGTACATCCCAGCGAGGCTGGCGTCTCCGAGGAGGGCCATGACCTTGCCGCTCTGGTCGCCCGACTTCGCCATCACGTTGCTAATCGTGACGGGGTAGCCGAGGAACTGGAACCCGGTGCCGGCCTCGAAGCTCACCCGGCCGTTGGCACCCACGTCGAGCCGCTGCATCGACTGAGCGAAGCCGTAGCTTGAGATGTACCAGCGGGGATTGGTGACATAGGTCGGCAGCTTAGCGACCACACCGAGGAAGTCGGCGACCGTCAGCTCGCTGAACTCGTCGTTGTTGGTGTCGGCCGTGTGGTACGAACCGGCGTTGGTGAGGATCTTCTGGGCCACACCGTAGACACCGCCGTAGGTGTTGCTGCCGTCGCCGTTGACCGCCGCCTGGTCCAGCTTGTCGCTGATGGCAGTGGCGAACTCGGCGATGACCCAGTCACCAACGGCCGCCGCATCGGCGAGCAGCTCGTTGCTGACGCGGGTCGACACGGTCAGCTTCCGGGCCACCAGGCGGATGTCCGTGGCCGACGGGTCGCTGGCCGAGACTTCGGCGTTCTCGCTGGTCCACGAGGCCGTCACGCCCGAGAGCCGCTTCACCGCAGTGACGGTGTCGCTGGGCATCTGCACGAGCTGCATGGCGGCAGGCCACACCGAGTTCTCCTCGACGAGCCGCACCACCTGACCGCTGGCGATCTCGGGCACGAACACGCCGCCGGCCGAGTTGACCGACTCGCCCAGGGCCCGGGACTCGATGTCGTGATCCTGGCACCACCGCTTGGCATCGGCGTCGCCGTGCACGTAGCCGGCGAGCCACTTCCCGAACGAGTAGGCGTCACGCCGGCCCTCTTCGGTGTTCGGGAACGCCTTCAGTCGCCCCCGGTACGAAACGGGCTCGATGCGGACGGGCTCTTCACGCACGACCTCGGGAGCCGGCTTGCAGCGGTCGGCCACAGCCCGAAGCTCACCAGCGGCCTCGGCCACCTTCTGCTCAAAGGCAATCTTGCCGGCCAGATCCTTGGCCGTGTCGGTCAGGCCCGACAGCTCGAGGTTGCGAGCGTCGGTGTCGGCCTGGGTGTCGGTGGGCATGGCGCTGAGCGTCTCGATGCGCTCGGCGACATCAGCGGCTTCGGCACGAAGGGCGGAAAGGCGATCCATGGTCGGTTTCTCCAGAGGCGTGATTGCCGTCTGGGTTCAACCTAGGAACGCACCTGGGGTGCCTTGCAGTACCGCACCTCAGAATGTGTTGTTTTCACAAACGCCACCGCACGAGCACCGCAACGTGGGCAGCGCATGTACCGCTGCCGCTCGTCGCCAACAGGGCGGCTAGACCGGGTACGGAGTCGCTCACCGCATGTGCAGCGTGGTTGTTCGCTCATACGTTCTTGAGTCGCAGGAGGGCGGCCCACGCTTGGGCGACGCCTCGCAGGGCCAAACGCTCGGCAGGCGGGGCCGCTGGCTCCTCCGTTGTCTCCTGGCTGGCAAGCCACGCCTCGTAGCTCCGCTGGGCCACCGCCACGCTCGAGGCCGGATAGGCCGGCGTCAGCACGACAGACACGTCGGCCAGCAGGCTCACCTCACGAATCTCCCGGATGGCCCCCTGGTCGTCGCTCGACCAGTTGGCACCGCGGCTCTCGTCCACGGCGAACGCAAACGAACTGCCACGCAGATCCCGGCGACGGATGAGGCTGAGAGTGTCTCGGCCGACCTGGGTGTCGGGCGGCGTCACCGTGTACCGCAGCCCCTTCTCGTCGCTCGACAGCTCGAGCGTGCCCGAGGACGTGCGGCCGAGGATGAGGTTGCTGTCGTGGTTGAGCAGGGCCACAACGTCCTGCTTGCCACGCTGCCGGTTGAGGATCTTGTCGAAGGCCCCCGGCCGGATGATTTCCCGGAAGGACGAGCCGCCTTCCCTCAGCGGCAGGCTGAATCGGTTGTACACCGCAGCGTAGCCGGTGATGACTTGCTGGCCGTTGGCACGCTCCTCGATGACCAGCTCGGCCTCGGGCAGCTCGTCGAAGTCCAGGCATCGTCGCTCAAGTTCCATCTTGAGAATCCTCCTCGTCTGGCGTGTCGTCTTCGGGGTCGTCTGCCGGCGGCTGCGGGGACGGTTCCTCGGCCATCGGCGGCTGTTGTTCCTGTGGCTGCGGCTCACTGCCGGCCTGCTCCAGCGTGGTCATGTTGAGCGGGACGAAGTGCTGGTCACCATCTGGCCCGATCGGGTTCAGGTTCTCAAGCTCCCGCACCTCGTTGATCGTCATCCAGCCGTTCTGCAGGGCCGAGACGTAATACGCCGACCGGCTGGCGTGGTCGCCGCGCAGGAGGCCCGAGACGCTGTGCTCGGCAAAGTACCGCTCGTCGTCCTCGATGAGATCCCGAGCAATGGCGGACTCCCACCGCTTCAGATGCGGCAGCAGGCAGTGCTGGACGAACTCGGTGCCCTGTACCTCAATGTTGCTGTAAGTCGAGCGGGTCAGGTCTTGGATCATGTGCGGCGGCACACGGAACGCCCGGCAGATCTCGATGACCTGATACTGGCGAGTTTCCAGGAACTGGGCCGCCTCGTTGCTGCCGCTAAGCTCGTGGGCCTTCACGCCGTTGGGCAGGACCGCCGTGCGGAAGGCCCGGTCAGCGCCACGGTGCATCCGCTCCCACTGCTCACGCAGCCGCTCGGCCGCCTCAATGGGAATCGGGTTGTCGCTTTCCAGCACAATGCCCGGCCGGGCTCCGTTGCCGAAGTACGTGGACCCGTGGGCCTCCAGGGCCTGGGCTAAGCCGATGGCGTTGGCAAACGTCTTGTACGTCGGCACGGGCGTGAACCCGTCCTCGGTCGTGAACCGCAGGGCGAAGATCTGGTCCTGCCGGTAGATCGTGTACCGGTTGGAGTCGGGCTCCCGGTACTTGTAGCGGAGCTCGCCGTTCTCCAGCCGCTCGACTTCCATGCGGCTTGAGTGCAGCGGCCACAGCTCGGACACCGGGCCTCGAGCACCGCCACGGATTTCGGCGTAGCTGGCCCCGTAGTGCAGGTAGAGGCCCGTCATCCAATCCCGGAACTCCTGGGCCGTCTGCCACGGGTTTGGCTGGGTGTGAAGCAGCCGGTACAGCGGATTCTCGGTGACCTTCCGCTTGCCGCCGTTGGCGAGCCGCTCGAAGAGGTGCAGCGGAAGCGAGCTCACCGCGTCGCTGATGACCCGGATGCAGGCCGTATAGGCCGAACACGCCATGCTGTTGTCAGCGTTCACCCGGATGCCAGACGGCGTCAGGTTGCTCGTGTGGCCGTCGTAGTCCCAGTGGCGAAGCTCGTGCATCCGATAGTCGGTCAAGGTGCTCATATAATCGTGATGTCCCAGGACTGCTCGGGTGGCGGTGCGGTCGCTGTGGCGTGCAGGCCGAGGCCCATAATCAGCGAGACGATGCCGTCGATACGCTCGGTGCTTTTTGCCTTGCTGGGCTTGATGTTGCCTTGGTGGTCGCTCTGCGTAGCTACGTTCGCGGCCATCCAACTGAGCGGCGGGTTACTTCCGTGGCGGATTTTTTCGGACAGCACAAGCTGCTCGAGGTGCTTGCTAGGGCTCGACATGCTGCCGTAGCCCTGCCCAAAACCTACGACGTTCAGCCCCTCTCCTTGCAGTTGCGTGGCCAACTGCGTGGCGTTCCAGCGGTCGATGCCCACCTGCCGGATGTTGTATTTCTGCGCCAGTTCGACGATGTCTCGCCGGATCACGTCGTAGTCGGTGACGTTCCCATCGGTGGCTCTGATGTATCCATCCCGAATCCAGCCGACGTAGTCCACCTTGTCCCTCAGCGTCCGCTCGGCGGCGTTCTGCTCAGGCACCCAGAAGAACGGCAGCACGTCGAAGGTGCCGTCCGTGTCCTGGCTGACTAGCACCAAGGCCGACAAGTCGGTCGTACTAGCCAAGTCGAGGCCGGCGTACCACTCACGCTTCTCCAGGTCGCCACGCAGCGCGCCGCCACACTTGGCCCACGCATCGGGCGACAACCACCGCACGTCCTGCGTGGTCCACACGTTGAGCCGGTACCGCAGGAACGAGTTGAGCTTGCTCGGGCTCTGGTCGGCCTCGCGGGCATCGGCGGCAAAGGACTCAACCGTGATGGTCTCGCCAAGCGACGGGTTGGCCTTGTGCCACGTCTTCGGGTCTTTCCAGTCGTCCTCAGGCGAGGCGGCGTAGATACACCCAAAGAAAGCCGGGTCTACCGTTGGGTCCGCAATGCACCGCTCGGCGTAGGCGTGCTGCTCCCAGCAGATGCTCTTGCGGTCAAAGCCGGCCGTGGTGATCGACAACAGCAGCGGCTGCCGACGAGCAGCGCCGCCGTACCGCAGAGCATCCCACAGCCGCCGATCCCGCTGGGCGTGCAGCTCGTCGAACAGCAGGGCGTGGATGTTGAGCCCCTCGGCCCGGAACGCATCGGCCGACAGCACCCGGTAGAACGAGCCGCTGGCCTTGTGCACGATGGTCTTGCGGCTGTCGATCACCTCCAGGTGCTTGCTCAGCGCCGGCGAGGCCCGCACCATCGACGCCGCCTCGCGGTAGATGATGCCAGCCTGCTCCCGGTCGCAGGCCGCACCGTAGACCTCTGCACCCGGCTCGGAGTCAAAGGCCGTCATGTAGAGAGCGATGCCGGCCAGCGTGGTGGACTTGCCCTGCTTCTTGGGCAACTCGATGTACCCGACACGATGCCGCCGCGTGCCGTCCGGGTTGAGCCGGCCGAACAGCTCACGCATGACGTGGTGCTGCCACGGCAAGAGCTTGAAAGGCTTGCCGGCGTTCTGCCCCTTGCTATGGCGGAGGATGTTCTCAAAGAACGCCACCACCCGCTCGTACTTAGCCTGTCCCTCTTTGCAGAGATCAGGCACCGTGAAGCTTGAAGAACTCTTCGACTTCGTCGGTCGGCTTTTCTTCCTTGGCACCGAGCCGTGTCCTGCTGGTGGGTGTCAGGCCAAACTCGCCCATTAGCGACGCCTGCAGGCTGACTAATCCGCGATACAACGGGCCGGCCGGGTTTGGTTTCACGCCACCCAGGTCCGTCCGCATCACCGGGCCGCTCGCCCGCAGCTCGAGCAAGCAGGCCTGCGTTGCAGCGTACACCTCGCATAAAGTCGCCAAGGCCTCGCCGTCGGCGGTCGTCAGCGTGCCGAGCCCCATAAGGATCGGCACAAGCTCGTTCCACTTCTCCACCGCCAGGGGCTCAACCATCAACCGCTTCGGCATTGGCGGCGCGCCGGCTGGAGCCGGAAGGTCCGGCCGGATCTTCCGCTTGCCGGGGTTGCCGGCCAACCGCTTGGCGGCCTCGGGAATCGGCTTGCGTCCTCGTGTCATGGCTTAGCCCAAAAACGCTGCGGGATTTTGCGGCCGCGCACGCGAGAG